CGAAATCTATGCGCTAAACCGAAACACCATCGAGGTGTTCGACAACGTGGGCGGCGACCTTTTCCCATTTGCTCGCATCGAAGGCGCTCAAATTCAAAAGGGCGTGATCGGCACGCAAGGATGCTGCGTCTTTATTGAAGCCATCGCCTTCTTGGGCAGTGGCCGCAATGAAGCTCCGGGCATCTACGTTGGCTCATCATCCACCACCCAGAAGCTGAGCACGCAAGAGATTGACAATGTTCTTTTGCAGTACACCGAGGCGCAACTGGCCACGGTCAAACTTGAAGCCAGAAACGACAAGAACCACCAGCACCTCTATGTCCACTTGCCCGACCGCACCGTGGTCTATGACGCGTCGGCATCCGAGGCGTTGGGCGAGCAAGTCTGGTTCACGCTGACTACCACCACGATAGGCTTTGCCCAGTACCGCGCTCGCAATCTGGTCTGGGCCTATGACAAGTGGCTGGTAGGCGATCCACAATCCAGCACCATCGGTTACTTGGTTCAAGATACCGGCCACCATTGGGGTCAACAGGTTCGCTGGGAATTCGGCACGTTCATCGTCTACAACGAGAGCAACGGCGCAATCTTCAACGAGCTGGAATTGGTCAGCTTGACCGGCAGCGTGGCGCTTGGAATTAACCCACAAATTAGCACCAGCTACAGCATCGACGGCAAGGCTTGGAGCCAAGATCGCAGCATCAGCGTAGGCACTACAGGCAGCAACAAGCGCCTAGCGTGGTTTCAGCAAGGGCACATGCGCAACTGGCGCATTCAACGCTTCCGTGGCGACAGCGACGCGCACGTCTCATTTATCCGACTTGAAGCTCAGATCGAGCCACTGGCGTTTTAATGGCAACCACACCAGTCTCTCGAAAGCTGAACCTAACCCGCGACCAGCTCGCGGCGTTTTTGACCGACCACCAACAGATAAAGCAATTTGAGCTGTTGTTTTCAGTCGTCGATACGCTTGAGCCAATCATTGGAACTGACTTCGTGTATCAGGCAGATACGGCAGCGGCCAACGCAAACAACGCGCTGGCTCAGATCAGTGCGCTGGCGCAAGACACCACAGTCGATGACGCCGTGCTGAATGCCAAGGTCCAGCAAGCTCTGGACGCCATCCCGCGATTGGCGCAGGCGCTTGACTTGCTGTCGACCGCACCGAGACAAGAGATCGGCACGATTGCGCCTCAAAACTCTGACAACGTAAACATCACAGGCGGCCTGATCTCTGGCCTCGATGCACCTTTGCCGGTTGCCTCCGGCGGCATTGGCGTCACTACAGCGCCAGCCAACCGCGTATTTGTAGGCCCGACCACAGGCGCAGATGCACCTCCAGCCTTTCGTGCATTGGTTGCGGGAGATATACCGGCGCTGACTTATCAGGGTATTGCGCCACCAGTCACCAAGACCGCTGACTTCAAAGTAGCCAATGGCGACATTTGGCACATCAACAACAAGTCAGGTTCGACCTGCGTTGTGACCTTGCCAGCCGCTGCATCGTGGTCTGGCCGCACTCTGACGTTCAAAAACATGCAGGCTCAGTTGCTAAACTCAGCGTCAAGCAACGTTGCACCAATTGACAGTACAACTCCCGGCACGGCCATCCTGCTGAACGTGGTGGGCAATTGGGCATCGATGGTTTCCGATGGCACAAACTGGATCATCATGCAGCAAGCCCCGAATAACATTCTTCTCTTGGAGTAAATCATGACCGTATCAATCAAGGTGCTGATCCCAGCAAAGCAGGCTGAAAATTCACAGACTACGCAGTACACGGCTACCAACTGCAAGGCCATCATTGACAAGTTCACAGCCACCAACACTACGGCAGGCAACGTGACCATCAGCGTCAACTTGGTGACCAGTAGCGGCAGTGCAGGCGCATCCAATCTGATTGTGGACACCCGCAGCATTGCACCGGATGAGACCTACACCTTCCCTGAGTTGGTAGGCCAGGCGCTTGAGTCTGGCGGCTTCATCTCCACCATTGCCAGCGCAGCCTCATCGCTGACTATCCGCACATCTGGCCGCGAAATTACATAAGGAGCACAGCATGAAAGACTTCATGATTATCCCAAAGGGCTTTGCAGGCCTGCCAATGGGCGAAGAATTCATTACCACAGCAGAGAACAAGAAGAACACTCAGATCGTCATCGACGACTGGATGCTTGGCCCCGAGAATCCAAGCAACGAGCCAACAGCAAACAAGGTCTACTGGGTTGCCGTCGGCAAGGCCATGCAGGTCGACGAGAAAGAGGCTCGGCGCCGTCGGTGCTCCAACTGTGAGTACTACGACAACAGCACCATGACGCAGGCCAAGATGGAGCGAATCCCACGCAACGACTGGGACACCGACGCTGGTTTTCGTGGCTACTGCACCAAATTCGAGTTCATCTGCCATGACCTGCGTGTCTGCCAAGCATGGGACGAGCGCGAGTTTGATATGGAAGATTGACCAAATGCTCAAATGTGAGAAAATAAAGGCGCTGAGTCATCAGAGCCGCCAGCAACTCTTCCCGACACCGGAGAAAATATGCTGAACGCGGCCATCACTGAAGGAATCACACTGGAGCACCTGCAACAGGTGTACTCTGATTCCTACATCACGAAAGTGGGGCACGACCACCGTCCAGCCGCGCCGATCAACCATCCGTTGGTGACTTACCTGACCGCAACCATAGGCGACCGCTTCGCTGGCGCATTCATGGCTATACGGTTTTCCAGCACTGAGATGGAGTTGCATTCGCTATTGCACAAATCAGCCATCAAGCACTCTCGCGAGCTTGGCCGGGCTTTTCTGGCGTGGGCCTTTGCCCAGCCCATCTTGCGCGTGACCGCCTACATCATCGAAGGCTTGGAATCAGCCAAAAACTACTGCCTCAAACTTGGCATGACGCTTGAAGGCTTTCGCCGAGATGCTTGCATCCAAGCCGGGCAAATTAAAGGCGTCTACGTACTCGGAATGACGCGCACAGATTGGAGTAAATCATGAGTTTTGTTGGAGACGCAATCGGCGATGTCTTCGGTGGTATCACCGGAGCAAAACAGGCTGGAAAAGCAGCGGAGCGTGCGGGGGCGACTCAGGCCGCTGCAGCACAACAGGGTATCGAGGAGCAACGTAGGCAGTTCGATAAATTCGTCGAGTTGATGGCGCCCTACGTCACAGCAGGCCAAGGCGCACTTGGTGGCCAACAAGCCTTAATTGGACTCGGCGGCGCTGAAGCTCAACAACAAGCGATCGCCGGACTCGAAGGTTCCCCGCAATTCCAAGCGCTGACCCAGCAAGGTGAACAAGCCATTCTTCAAAACGCTGCCGCTACTGGTGGTCTGCGTGGTGGTAACGTCCAAGCAGCACTCGCTCAGTTCCGGCCACAAGTCCTCAGTGATCTGATTAATCAGCAATACACACGACTTGGTGGTCTGTCGACAATGGGTCAGGATGCAGCGACTGGACAAGCAGCAGCAGGTCAAACCCTTGGTGCGAATGTCTCCGGTCTGCTGGGTCAACAAGGTGCAGCCACCGCAGGTGGTCAACTCGCCCGTGGTAATGTGGCTCGTCAGTCGTTTGGCGACTTAATGCAGATCGCCGCCACGGTTGCTAGTGCAATGGGTGGCGGTGGCGGTGGTGGTGGTGCCCCTATGGGCGGCAATTTTGGCGGCTTTTGAGGCAGTAAAAAACATGGTTCAACCAATCAACTACATGGCTAACATCCCACAGGTGGATTTTGCCCGAAGCCTTACTTCTGGCTTACAGCTTGGCGCAACTGTTCGTGAGATGCAAGATAGGCAACTTGCACAGCAGCAAGCGCAACAGGCAAAGCAGCAATTTGCCACCGACTTGCAAGCCGCTCAAACCGACGGCGGGCAAAGAGCATGGCTGAACATGATCGGCAAGTACCCGCAATTCCGCGAAGCCTTCGGCGACGTACGCAAAGGCCTTGGAGAGGAACAAGTCAAGAACCAATTTAACAGCGGCTTTGATGTGTCAACCGCGCTAGAAAACCAAAAACCAGAAGTGGCAAAGCAAAAGCTGCAAGAGTTAATTGACGCCAACAAAAACGCAGGCGAATCAACCGGCATCTATCAGCAAGCCTTCGATCTGATTGACGCTGGCGACGTGAAATCGGCGCAGGCGGGCATCAACAAAGCTCTGTCAATTCTGGACCCAGATAGGTTTGAGAAAACGGTCAAGGCCCAGAGCACGGCAGCCAAAGCCCCAGCCGAACTAGACGAAGCCATTGCCAAAGCTAAAACAGCGCAGGCCACAGCCACCAACGCACCAGCCAAGGCAGCAGCCGATGCTGCTCTGGCGACAGCCAATGCTGCAAAGGCTAAAGTCGAAGCCGACTTTGCATTGCCGCTGCAACAAGCCGGACTGACCAAAGCCAATTGGGACATCACCAATCTGAAAAGCCAGATCAATGACCGATCTGAGCGCCTCGGCTTGGACAAGCAAACCACGGCAGCAACGGTTGCCGAAAAGCTCTCAAGCATTCAAAAGAATTTGAATGAATTGCCAGCCGATACCCGCAAGCTGATAAACGACTCCGCAACGCTGGCAGCAGCATCAAAGCAATCAGCCGGTCAATTCAACGATCTGGCCAAACGTCTTGATGAGTCAGGCCGTGGCTATGGCGCGTACACCAACGCAGAAGAATTTATGAAAAAGGCGGGCGGCTTTCAAGGTGGCACGACGCAGCTTCTTCAGGAATACACGAGACTGAGAAACACGGCGGCCATCAAAGCCTTGCCACCCGGCCCGGCCACTGACGCCGATATTCAAATGGCTCTTAAAGGGTTTCCTCCTGCAAACGCATCGGCAACGCATTTGGCTAGTTTTCTGCGAGGCATGGCAAAGCTGCAAGACACTGAATCATCAGTGGCCAACGCTACGACAGACTGGCTTGCTGGAAATCGTGGAACTTTGACACGGGCCAAGACCTCATTTGTTGCTGGAGACTATTCAGTTCAGCCGGGAGAAACGTTCCCTGACTTCACGACTCGCGTGGTTGCCGACGTTACCAAGCGCTACGACCCCACGCAGCAACCGAGCGGCGTTAACCAGATACCAACACCCGGCAACCCAACGCCAGGCGCGGCTCAGGTCAACATTCGATCAGCAGCCGATGCAATCCTACGCGGAGGCCAATAAATGGCAACAGCAGACGAATACGCAGCTTGGATTGTTGCTAACGCAGCCAAGCGCGGCACACCAGAGTTTGACACCGTGGCGCAGGCTTACCAGCTCGCCAAGTCAGACGTCAACCAAGCCGCACTGACAGCGCAAAACGCACCAGTCCCGCAAGAGCCTGGCATTGGCGCTCAACTTGTGGGCGCAGGCGAAGCGGCGCTCGCGCTTGGCACTGGCGCAACAGGCGGGGCTATCGGCATGGTTGGTGGCGCAGTCGGAGGCTTGGCGCAGCAAATTCTAGGCGGCCAGTTTGGTACGCCAGAAGCGGCCCGCGCTGTTGAACAGGCAGCAGCCCAAGGCGCTCAGGCGCTTACTTACCAACCCCGCACGCAAGCCGGGCAGCAGCAAGTGCAAGCCGTAGGAGAAACCCTTGCCAACGTCCTGCCACCCGTCCTGCCAGTACTTGCAGCCCCAGGCATGGCATTGCAAGCCGCACGCACCGCGGCTCCAACACTGGGCGCAGCAGGACAGATCGCAGGC